GTCCAGGTGGATCCGGTCCTGGTGCGTGCCCTGGAACGCCTCGCGGCCCTGGTCGTACGACTTGAACTGCAGCGTCGAGAGCCCACCGGACACGTGACGCACGAAAACTGTCTCGAACGCGTCCGCGAGCCCGTGCTTCACCGTCCGGCGTACCAGCAGGTCGCCAGGGATCATCCCGGTGCCATACATCTGGTCGACGCCCGGCTTACCGCAGAGCTTTTCCTGCAGAATGTCGCGCGTGTTCTTCGCGGTGTCCGTCGCCACCCACATATCGATAGGGCGGTCGAACTTTCTGCCGGGCCACCAGCCCGGATAGAGCCCGGTAAGGTGCAAAGCGTCCGCGAAGCACCCGCAGTGTGTCTTCCCTGTCCGGTTTCCACCGAATAGTGCGACCTCGTCGTCGGTCGCCTCATTCTTGAAGAACTTCATCTGCTTCGGGTAGTGTTTTCTACCGAGCGGGCAGTTCTTTAGGGCAGGGTGGTCACTCGGATCCTGAAACGAGGTCACTATTTGGGTCTTGTCCTGGATCAGCGCGCGCTGGTTCAGGATCTGGATCAGCTTCGTCGTCTCCTGCAGACTCAACGACCCGATATTCTGCTTCGACAACAGCGTCTTCAGCTGCGGCGGCAGCGGGGAGTAGACCCTGTCGATCAAATCTTGATACGAGAGCGGTAAGTTGCGCATGTGCCTGGTCCAACGTTAGGTTTTGCTTGACGTTGAGATCCACCTTCAGGTTCTCGCCGTACTTTTCGGGGAAAAAGTTCGCCGCGATGCGCCCTAGCATCTTCGCGTCACCCTTTATGGCGGACGCGCCGGCCGCGTGATCAAACACGGACCTCGCTATCTGGTTCGCCTCATCAAACCCGCGCTGAAATTCTACGTTCTCGGTCAGCTCCTTGTGGAACTGCACGTTGGTTGCGCCGACCGAGCGCAGCGCCTGCTTCATGTCGGCGGTGTTCGCGTATGTGAGCAGGAAGCTGCGGCATTTGTCGTCCGTCCAATCGAACTCGTCCGTCACCTTCTGTGTCCGAGCGACGCCGAGGCTCTCTTCGAGGCGGTTCACCGCGTCGCGGAACGTCTCGTTCCAGCTCAGGATCGCCAAGAACTCCGACTCGTTGCGCCCGCACGCGTCCGCGGCGAGCGTAAAGTCTTTCAGCTCCGCGTACTTCGTGAGAAACAGTCTCTCAGAAGCGCTAGGCTGAGGCGCGCTGGCAGCGACAGGAGCACTGCGGCGAGTGTAAGGGCGAGCAAAGCCGCCAGCACCGCGAGGTGTATCCAGCTCAGGGACGCCCTTACCGTAGACCGGCAGCTGCCCCTTCTCCACGCGCGTGCAATCCACGCAGATACTGCCGTTCGAGACATAGCGCGCCGCCCTGTGGCCGTGCACGCACGGTTCACCAGTCCAAAAATGTTTCCAGCCGCGCGCCTTCGCCTCATCTTTCGAGACGAACCGCGTCGGCTGGTGGCTGTATAGGTCCGGCTTACCTTCGCGCAGCGGCGCGACCGTCTCCGGCTTGATCTTCGGCCACTTCCCCCACGGGTGCTTGGGTGGCGTGAACCCTAGCTCTGTCTCGCTCACGCGCGATTCCAATCTTCTGAACCAGACATCCAATTACCTTTCCGGTCGTAGCCAGCGCTCTGCTGCCACATCAGGCACTCGTTCAGCGACTCGTCCGGGTCGACCGAGTAGATCGCTTTCTGCCAGACAAACGCGAGATGTCCGATACCTGGGAACCCGACGCGGTCGAAGTCGACGAGCGTGATGTTGCGGAAGCTGAACTCGATGACGTCGCCCGGCTTCACTTGCATGGGTATGATCGCACCCGATTCGGGGCCGTCCTCGAACCACAGCGTCTTACCCGATAGCTTGCTCTTAGCGAACTGCATGACCTTGCCGCCGGGTCCGAGTACGGGCGGCCCGTCGCTGATCTCTTGCTTGAAGGCGACCTTGCGCCGCTGGCGCCGGCCGTAGCCCACGGCCACGACAACACCTTTATTAATTTCAATGCCAGGCGTCGCCAGCGTCGGGTGAACGTACGGAAGAATCTTCACGAGCACGCGGTCGCGTAGAACGCGCGTACGCTTCGCAACCTCTTCCAGCTCTTCTGTGAGCATCATAGGACCACCGCGTCCACGTCAGTGTCGCGCATGAGGCGGATCTTCTGTCCGACGCCGTAGTCCGAGTCCATGCCGGCGGTGGCCGCGAAGGAAACTATGTCACCTACGCTGCACTCCATCGGAGCGCGCTCGCCGAGCGGGAGCATCCGTCCAGGCCCGACCGCGACGACTTCGCCGCGCAGGATCCGCTGCCAATCCGGCAGCTTGATCACGCCCTCAGCCTTATCCAGGAGCGCCACCGCAATTAAATCGTCCAGCAACCGCTGGCTGAAAATTATCTTCGTCATATACTTCTGTACCTCACTACAGAGAAGTCTTCGCGATTCGCGAATACCGAATACTTCAGTTCTACTTCAGTACGCTAAGCCGCTCACCGACGCGAGCGCGCACAATTCAATAATCGCGATCACGCCAGTTCCTGTGAACGGCTGGCCCGTGACCGAGTCGATGGCCGTGAACTGCATACCGACCTGGCACTTCTGCGAGCCGATGTACGGGAACGTCATGTTCCACATCGACGCGAGGCACTGCATGTACATGGTCGACGCAAACGCTGGGTACGTGAACGGCGACCCTGACGTCCCTACCGCGCCGAGCGGGTTCAACGTAATCGGTCCGGCCATCACCACGCTGTTCGTAATGTCATCTATCTCGATGGCTATCGAGGTAGGGGTGACCGGCGTGTTCGTGTGGTCAACGAACGCAAAGTCCATGAAGATATCCGTTGCCGGGTACGCCTTGACGTTGGCGTACGGCAGGATCGGCTCACCGTTCAGGTACTTGTTGCCGATGACGCTCATGTGCTACCTACCGCCAAGAGCGGTCGAGACGGATGGTGCAGTAGGTAAGACCTATACGAACCTGGAGCAGGATGATCATCGCATCTTCTTGAATGATCGCTCGCCGCTCGGTCCACGGAACTCGTGCGGGTGCTTACCCGCGAGGACGTGCTTCGTACGCTCGTGCACCGCCTTGTGTTCTTTTGTGGTGATGCGGCCTTCTACCCAGTCGTCGGTCGCGCGCCTCAGCGTGTGCTTCGCGTTCTCTTTGATCAGTTTCTTGTCCGGGACAGGTTTCGGTGCCTGGTAGCTCGCCAACTCGCCGTGCTGCTGCGCAGGCTCCGTGACGGACCTCTCGCCCTTCGATTTCTTGGCGCGTTTTTTGTCTTGCCCCTTCGGGGTCTTGCTGATGCCGAGGATAGCCCCGAGCATGGGTGCGATGTCAGCCACCGACGCCTCCCTTTCCACCAGTAATTTCAAATGACCCTGTTGCAGAGATGAAAAACGAGTTGGCGGGAACCTCGATGTACATCACCGTACCGACTGTCACCATGCTGAGCGTGTTGAAGACCGGTACGCCTGCCGCGGGCGCAGCCTTGCCGGTGATGCTAGCGTTGTTTCCCCAGGTAAGCTGTCCGGCAGTCTTACACAGTACGCGAAACGTGTTGGCGTCCAGCTGCGTATCTGTCGCGACTTGTACCGCTGCCACACCGACGAGGACCGTCTGTGTGATCGGGTGAAAAGTTGTATCGATGCTCACTTATAGCTCCCGCGTTTGCCCGAGCACCATTCGTTCAGGATCTGGCCCTGATCGACGTGCTTGACTTCCTTCCGCTCGCGCTGCTTGTGCGGCGCCTGCTTGTCGGACGTGTTGGTGCCAGGGCGCGGACCTGTACGGTGCGCTCGCTTGGCAGCTTTCTTGGTCTCGTGATCGCCACCGCCGTGGCTGGAGCGTGGGCCGTCCACATGCTTATGCGAGCGCCCTTCGGAGTTTTTCTTTTTGAATTCAGGTCCGAACTCTCGCGTGCTACCACGGATCATTTGGTTTTTCCTTCTGCCCAGTCGCTCATCTCGCGCTTATGGTCAGCGCGACCTTCTTTTGTTTTGTGCGCTCTCTTGCGTTCATCAGCATGCATGAACTCTTTCCCAACGGCAACAGAGGGGCCGCCGCCTGGTTTCTTCCAACCATGTGCCGCGGCGCGCATCAAACGTGCCTGTGCTGGCGATTTACTTGGCATGAAAATTCTCCAGATATTTCGCCAACTTTCTAAGACGTTCTGGACTATCGTCCACCAATCCTAAAGCTAGGTTGCACTTGGCGCACAACCATCCCCGGAACTGCCCAGTAAGATGCTCGTGATCGAAGCAGATGCCTATGTGTTTGTATTGCTCATTCGAGCCGCACACATCACAGGCATCTGGTTTCGGTCTGCCCGCTAATCGAAGCCTTTTTTGATCGACACACTTCTGCGCTTTTGCGCGGTTGTATGCTTTAAACTCTTCCGGATCCAAAGACGCGACGTATTTTGCGTTCGCCCTCTTTTGAGATAGCAGTGCGTGTTCGCGTGAATCCGGATTCGCATCTCGCTTCTCGCGATAACGCTTACCCGCTTCTAACTTGCGCGCGTGCCGCTCTTCGGCCGTAAAAGTCATAGATCAACGTTCGAGGAGTGCTTTATCCCCGTCCTTGTCGCCGCGATTGTGGACCGCATTCTGATAAATGCTGGACGCAGCGCGGTTCAGTTCGCTCTCGCCGCCGGAGTCGTTGACGTCCGAGTGCGGGAGCAGCGTCTTCTCGGCGACACCCTTGCGGCTCGCGCCGTGGGTGCCTTCGACGCCCGCCTTTCGGCCGGCCTTCAGATACTCTTCGCCCTTCATCTTGGCACTTTCTGATTTACCCATGAAAAAATCCTCTCTGTTGAATCGAAAATTACGCGGCCGTGATGGTGCCGGCGTACATACTCTGGATCGTGACGGTCGTCGGGGACGTGATGGTCACAATGAACGCGCGCTCGCTGCCGGTCGCGATGGTGTTGGTGCCGGTGATCGTGACCCCGGTCCCGCCCGTGAGCGTTATGACGCCCGAAGCAGTGTTGAAGTTCAGAATCGTCAGCGTATAGACCATGTTGAACAGGTTCGGGACGCCGGGCGGCGGGTTGACGCCGGCCGCAAACGCGCCGAGACCCGCCTTGTACGCCGTCGCTACCGACTGCTGGATCTGCGCGATGATGTTAACGGCCGTATCGGTCGTCAGCGCCTGCGCGACCGCGTTACCGCTGAAGCTGGCATAGCAATCGCCAGCACCAGCAATCAGTGTGGCCGAGATGGTGCCACCATTCTGTGTGGAGCTGACTAGCTGCGCCTGCGGCAACACAGAGACCGCGTTATAGAAATCGTCTCGGAAGACGCCTAAAAATGTCATGAAATTATCCTCGCGCTAGTGCGCAGTAACATCGATGCCGCCAGTTGGCGGATAAGCAGCAGGCGCGGGCCTGCATGAAAAATTATGGAGAAGTGGCCGCCGTCCAGGTCGTGCCGCTGCCTACTGACGTGTTCACATAAAGGCGAGCGCCTGCGGCGCCTGTGGTGTTGCTGTAGATCGAGCCTTCAGCAGCAGAGAACGTCGGGGCGCCAGCGCCGAAAAACACGCCGAGGTTGGCGGTAGAACTACACAATATACCACAACCGACCGTACCGTTGGCGGGCGGCGCTGTCGTATAACTACTCCAAAACGGCGTGCCTGATACAACGAAACCAGTCCCCGCCACACGCGAGAATCTAAAGTTGCCGGAGCCGTCGAAGTTGAGGCCCCACTTGTTCGTCCCGTTGTCCCAAAACTGGACATGGTTCTGACCGTTGTTGTAGATCAGCGCAGACATCGTACCAACGTTCGCTACTTCAGCTATCGCTGCTACATCGTTTCCCGTCGGTGCAATCACAGCCCCCGTGATTATCGGCTGCGTGTTGACGTTGTTAGTGTTCTGCCAGCCCACGCGGCATCCCACGTCCATCGTCGGATAGTTGACGCCGTTGGATGAATCTACGAAATAGAAAACGTTTTGGACTGGGTTATATCCGCTGCCAAGTGTAGCGTTGCCGAGAATATTGATCGCGTTGACGGCCGTCGTATCTGAAAAGTGAACGAACACGTTGCCATCGCTTGAGGGGTTGTATCCGTTCAATTGGATGGCAGGTGTGGTGCTTCCATTCACGCGGTACGCGATACAATCTTCCAGATAATTGTTGTCCGCTGCGTCGAACTTGTATCCGATCCCTGAGCTGGCTGCTAGCGTACCGTCGGTAAGTCCTACGCATTGTTTCAGTGTGTTGAACGACGAGTTACCGTTGGTGCTCGATGTGCGTAGGGCGTTTGTGAACAAGAACCCATGCGCTTGCTTAGCTGCCGCAGAATCCAAGTTTCTGAAATAACATTGCGTGAAAATGTTGTGCTGTGTATCAACAGAGTCGTTCGGCAGCTGTGCATTAAGTAGTGTCGTCAGCTGATACGCCACTGTAATCGGATTGACTACATAAAGATTGTCGTATCGACCGCTTTTTTGCGATATAAGCTGCACACCAAAACCACACAGGCTGCTGCAATTGAACTGGATGCCGCTCGCCCCGTTACCCATCTGCGCGAACTGCGAAGCGCTTATAGGTGTAGCCACCGAAAGCATCGCAGCGGAGGCGTTAGAGATTCCTCCCCATATAAGTTGCGTTGCTGGGTTGGTGGTCGTGAAAGCGGCTTGATGAACGTAGTTTGAACCCTTTCCAACCAGCCGGATGTTGCTCGTGGAGATCACGAGCCCGGTACCCGACGTACCGATTTTGAATGTACCGTCCGGGAACCCTATATCGCCCCCATTAGTCGCTACCACAGCGAGCGCGTTTATCGCCGCCTGGATCGCCGCCGTACTATCCGTCGCGCCCGTGGGGTCTGCGCCGAAGTCCTGCACGTTTACCGTCTGCGCGAGCTTCGTCTGTAGCGCTATGGAAACTGCGCCAGCAAGGGGTTGGGTAAATAAGGGGCCCGTCCCCGCGTATAGATCATTGAAATTATTTTCACACTTGTCGAACGCGCCTTTCGGAGAGTCCCCCAAGCTGCTGTTCGCTGGTGTGGTGACGATATGCTGCTGCGTCATAGCTGACTGTCCGCTACGCCAGGTGACTCGATATCGGCCGACCATACCAGCGTCGTGCTGTCGTCGGCATAGACCTGGTCCGCCGTCTTAGCGCTAACGGCGCCGCGCGACATGGCGCCCTGGATCGTCTGGTTGTTCACGTCGAACGTGTTGTTCATTGCGCGTACGGCGCGCGACGCGTTCGCGAGCACGCCCTGCGGCTCAACCGTCGGCGTGATGTCGCCACCGTTCGCGCCCCACCTATCACCGCCGACACCAGCCGGCGCAATCACGTTCGGGTTCGGCGTCAGTACCTGCCCGCCGTAGACTGGCGTCCCCATCTAGCTTACATTCCCGAGAGGTTGGGCGCGTTCGCTGCATACGTCACGACGCTCGCCACGCGCGCGGTAGCTGGCTGCGTGATGTTCGCGGCTGGCGTCGTCGCCTGCGGGCTCGCACCGCCATTCTGCGGAATGAATCCGCTCTGCCCGTACGTCGAGTCACAGAGCAGCACCTGGCCGCGCGATATCTTCGCCATCAGCGAGTCGCCGCCCGCGTTGCCGCCCTGGTTCGCCGGGCCCGCACCCTGCAGCGTGGTCGTATCCTGCAAGTTAGTCGGGATCAGCCCCGACGAGACTTGCGTAGCCGTCAGCTGCTGGACCGGGTTCTGTGGCGTGCCGGGTTCGGTGCCCAAGCAATTATCTTGTAGGCCGCCCGGGTACGGGTTGCCTTGCATCTGTGTGCCGAGCGGTGCCGCGCCGGGCATGCCGACGGACGTCGCAAAGGAGTCGGGTAGAGTGGTCGGGGTCCAGAATGTGTTTGCCATGTCGTTACCCTCGATAGACGGTGGGCGATGAGATCGTCGGTGCGCTGGACGGGCCGTTCGCGGGCAAGATCGTAGCCTCTCCGGACTCGCCGTCGCCGGCCTGGTTGAGGCCGCCCGCACCGAAGCTGCCGCTGCCGCCGTTGGGAGAGGGTGCCGACCCGCCGAACCCTGTAAATTCATCCGGCGAGGTGCCGGACGCGTCCGCGGTGCCTAACGTTTCGAGCACAGCGCGGCCGCCCGA